TGGGACCTGACGCGCGGCCAGAACTTCTACGAAACCGACTACGACCTCGATGCCGAATTCGACGACGACTACTGGTACGGCGACACCACCTGATTCCCCCTCACCCCGCCTCTCCCCCTAGCGGGGGAGAGGAGTCCGATTGTTGATCCTGCCTCATGTTCCTCTCCCCCTTGGGGGAGAGGTTAGGTGAGGGGGACGCTTCACACGAAATCACCGAGCTACCGGGAGCGCGCGCCTCCATCCGCGCTCACTTCATGCGACTCCTTGCACCCATGCGCAAAGCGAGCGTGCGCTCCCGGTTCCTTCTCACGGCCGTTGCGAGTGTGAGCTAATCTTTCAAGAGAGCTTGAAGAGTGGTCAATGTCCTGTCCCACTCGCCACTCCCCCATTCGCTAGCAAGGAGCTTTCCGTCTTGCACGATCAGAAAGCGCGGAGTGCCGAACCGCTGCTTTTCAGGTAACTGATCGCGCACGAACCTGATGTCTGCCGGCCAGTAGCTTACCTGATAGGCTTCCCGCAGCTTTGGGGATTCGACTTCCACATATCGCAACTTCTTGGCGAGAGGCGAGGCTAGGAAGTCCGCCTTCTTCTTGTTTTTCCAGGTGATGCAGGGCCCGCAATCCCAGCCCCCCACATAGACGAGGAGGGTGCCGGGGGTATTGGCGTAGCTGTTTCCCCCTGTAACCAGCGCACCTGACGCGGCTATCGCCGAACCTAGAAGTACACGACGTTTCATGGAGCCCTTCCCCAATGGCAGCAGTGGAAATCTGACTGGATGCCAACGAACGCGTTGCGCAATCCTAGCGTGTTGACCGTTTACGAACAATATCCTCGCTGCCGAGTTCGACGACGACTACTGATACGGAGACTGCAGCGAGAGGTAGCAGGTAGTACTTCTGCTCAACTTGATGCCGATTGCAATTTCTGATGGACTTGCAGGCGCGAGACACTCGCAGATGGGGGGCAAAGCAATGGCAACTGCAGCTAGTACCACGCACACTATCAATGTCCGAGGCCAGGGTACGATTCACGCATGTACTTGGCGGATCAACTACCCTTTCGACGATCCCAGCCATGAACTGACAATCCCGAAACTTCGCAAACCGCACGAAGCAGTCATCACCTTGCAGGTGCGCCAACCGGATTCGGGACATTTTCACGACTACTGGGTGGTCAAGATCATCGATGTTGGAGCAACGGGTATTCACATACGGACCCGGCGGCTCGTCGCAGCGAACTGGGGTGAGGTCGTCATACACGGCATCATCGTCGAGGGTGCATCAACGCTGCCGAAGCCTGCCCGCGCCAAGAAGGCAACGAAGAAAAAGCGCTAGCTGAACATCCACTGGACGATTTGCAAGCTGCCGGCATGTCAGTCGAGCGGTGCGTCTTGGCGCGCCTTGAATCTGCACTTTGGCAACAACAGGAGACAATCATGTGCTTCTTCTCGATGCCGGCCATGCCCGCCCCGCCGCCGATGCCGCCCGCCCCGCCGTCGCCTCCCGCCCCGCCTGTCACCCCGACACAGGCCGATCCCGCGGTGAAGGCCGCGCGCGAAGATGCGCGCCGTAGAGCGGCGGGGCTGCAGGGGTATCGCAGCACCATTGCGACATCTGGATTGGGGCTTGGCAGCGCCCCTGCGCCCCTGACGACAGCATTGAAAACGCTGTTGGGGCAATGACGATGGTGCGCGCGGCGGCGCCAATGCTACCGTCGCACCATGTGCGGAAAATTCACGTCCATGTCGTCCTGGAGTGAAGTCGTCGAGTTCTCGCAGCCGCTGACGGAGAGCGGCGGCGGGGGCGAAGGCCCGGGCGGTGGCGAGGGCAGCAATGACAGGATCGACACCCATCGCGTCAACGGCATGTTGCCGGTCATCGTGTGGGATGCCGAGAAGCGGGAGCGCCGCGTGGTCAGGATGCGCTGGGGCTTTCCCGACCCGAGAGACTGGCGGCGGCCCCGACCGATCCACGCGCGATCGGAAACCGTCGACTCGAAGGAGCCGTTCCGCACGCCTTTCCACGCCGGTCAGCGCGGCATCGTCGTCTTCCGCACCTTCAACGAAGGCGAGGAGGTCACCAAACCGTCCGGCAAGACGGAAACGCGGCAATGGACGATCGATCCGCAGGACGGCCAGCCGCGCGGCTTCGCCTTCGTGTGGCGGCGGTTCGAGATTGCCGATCTGCCGGCCCCGATGCTGGCCTGCGTCATGGCGACGGTGCAGGCCAACGAACTGATACGCCGCACGCTGAAGTCGCAGGAGGACGACCCGCGCATGCCGGCGATCCTGGAGGACGACGCGTGGTCGACATGGCTGGGCGAGGATGGCGCAACGCCGACGGCGGCCAAGGCCGTGCTGAAGACCATGGAAGGCGTGAATTGGCAGGCAGCGCCGGAGCCGAAGAAGCCCAGACCCCGCAAGCCCTGAGGGGAGCTACGATATCGAACCCGGCTTCCGGCGTGATATCGAGGATAACGATCCGGTCTGACGGGCGGGCCGCCACCACACGCCGGTGCAATTCCACCGACCGGCTTTCTCGCGCTCAAGCACGACAACGGAATTTTCGCGGGTAGGGCGGTCGACCGACGGGCCTTCCTCGTCGCCGATCACCCATTCGATCGACTGCCACGCGCGCGGGTGCGGCGGGTCGAACGGCCAGTAGCGCCAGGCGCGGCTCATTGGCCGTACCTCCCCTGGTCGTTGGCGCGGTCGCCGGGCATTCCGGGTCCACCGAGCAGGCTCATTCGCACGCTCGCTCCGCAGCTTGGGCAGGCGAACAGGGTCGACGACGGATAGTTATGGTAGCGCCGCCACGGCAGCTTGCTGAAGTCGGCCCTGATGGTGATGCCGGACCGGCAGCTGCAATGGAAAATGCATCGTTCTCCCCGTCGTGCGATGTCGGCGAAGCTCTGATGGTCAGGCCACCGCTGATGCGGCAGGCGCGTAAAGAGAACCGGCTTGGGATTGAGGGGCCGTCGGCGCATGTCAGAACCGGGGCACCTGGTTTGGCCTGCGGGCGATCTGTTCTGCCCAGCTTCCGGCGTGATCGATGGAGATCCAGGACGATGCCGCGCACTTCTGGCCGTGCGGCTGCACGGTCGTGCATCGAAACCGCGCGTCGCACAGGGGGCGGTCCCGGATCGACTCGTGCGCCGCGTCGATCAGGAGTTCACGGCGACACCGGCACGTCACACTGATTTCGAGGCCAGCCGCGGCGACATCGCCGAACGTCGCGAACGGCAGCGGCAACACAAACTTGTCTTTACGCATGACACGTCTCGTCGTTGGCCAGGCAATCCCACCTGCTTGGCCGGTCTCCTGTCGTGCGCGAGTCGTAACGTCGTCGGCGGTTGATCGTCACGCGCTTTCGGCGCCGTGCAGCACGGCAGGCGCGGAATTCTTTTTTCCAGAGTGCAGGCAGATCGCCAGCACGCCATTCCGAAGGACACCACATGCAGGCTCCCGACCTGCGCCGCCACTGCGAGCGGCGCCTGGGTGCGCTCGACCGCGAGCGCCAGAGCTGGTTCGCGCACTGGCGCGAGCTTTCCAATCACATCCTGCCGCGCCGCGGCTCGTTCCTCGGGCCCGTCCATCGCGCCGACCGCGGCGGCAAGCTGAACGGCGGGCTGCTCGACACCACGGCCATGTTGGCCGCGCGCACCCTGGCCTCGGGCCTGATGGCCGGCATCACCTCGCCGGCGCGGCCGTGGTTCCGCCTCGGCATCGGCAGCCCGCAGCTCTCAGGCCTGCCCGAGGTGCGGCTGTGGCTCGACGACGTGGCGGCGCGCATGTTCCGCGTCTTCGCGCGCTCCAATCTCTACAACGCGCTCGCCGTCGCCTACGAGGAGCTGGGCGTGTTCGGCACCGCCGCCGTGGTGGTGACGGAGGATGCGAAGGAAATCGTGCGCGCCTATCCGCTGACCGCGGGCGAATACTGGCTGGCGGCGTCGGAACGGCTCAGCGTCAACACGCTCTACCGCGCACTCGCCATGACGACGTTCCAGCTCGTCGAGCGCTTCGGCCGCGATGCCGTCTCGAGCCAAGTGCGCGAGCGCTACGATCGCGGCGAGTGGGACCGCGAGGTCGAGGTGATCCACGCCATCGAGCCCAATGAGGGGCGGGAGACCGGCAAATTTGGCAACCACAACATGCCCTTCCGCTCCGTCTGGTTCGAGAAGAGCGGCGCGGGCGACGCGGTGCTCGATGTCGGCGGGTTCGAGGAGTTCCCGGCGCTCTGTCCCCGCTGGCACCTGATGGGCAACGACGTCTATGGCCGCTCGCCCGGCATGGATGCGTTGCCGGACGCCAGGAGCCTGCACCGGATGCAGCTCCGCTTCGCCCAGGCGCTCGACAAGATGGTCAACCCGCCGATGGTGGCGCCGCCCAGCCTGCGCGGCGACGCGCCCAACGGCAGGGCGGGCGGGGTCACCTATGTGGCCGACCCCACCGGCGTCGGCTACCGCTCCGCCTATCAGTTCAACTTGCCGCTCGACCAGATGAGCGCCGCCATCGAGCGCCGCCAGCAGGCGGTGCGCGCGGCCTTCTATGCCGACCTGTTCCTGATGATGAGCCAGCTCGACGACGTGAGGAGTGCCACCGAGATCGCCGAACGCCGCGAGGAGAAGCTGGTGATGCTGGGGCCGGTGCTGGAGCGCCTGCACGACGACCTGCTCGAGCCGCTGATCGGCCGGGTGTTCCAGATCATGTCACGGGCAGGGGAGATTCCGCCGCCGCCGTCACCGATGCTGGATGGGCTGAGATTGCAGCCGGAGTATGTGAGCCCGATGGCGGCGATGCAAACTGCCGCTGGTTTGCCAAGTCACCATGCATCCCCATCGCCGCAGTAGTCGGGCAGCTGATGGATCCTCGCCATATATCGCGGACGCTTAATGACCGGGCCGTCTTGGTTGTCTGGATCAACCATGTCGCTGTTTCCCATCACGTCACCACAAATGTTTGCAACATTTGGGCACTCTCTGATCTCCTTGATAGCAGTTGCATATTTGGGTGACGCAATAAGTGATTTTCCAGCGTCGACGCATCCGCACTTGAGCCACTTCGGATCGACTTCCGTCTTGTCACTTAGGATCACGTCCGAAAGATTCGCAAAATAGAATGGGTTGGGGTGCTCCTTGCCAAATCGCTTTGTCTGAAATTTGGTGCCAGAAAGATTGGCTCCTTTCAGCGATGTGCCGCCTAGGTAGGTGCCGGTGAAGTCGGCTCCCTGAAGTTGTGCCCCAGAAAGATTGGAGCAACGAAGATTTCCCCGCGCCAACACGGCGCCTTTGAGGTTGATGCCACCCAGTTCCGTCTCCTCAATTCTCAACGAGGCGAACGACTCGCAATCATACGTTGGTAGGAGATAATTCGTGCAGTCCTGCGTCAGCCGTTGCATCGCGCCGATAACACCGAGGTTTCCTCTCCAGGCGTCTCCGTCCTTGGTTACATGAGCGAGCTGGACTTGGCGAATGATGTCCCAATCCTTCACCTGTCGCTCAGCGATCCGATCGCCATAAGTAAAGATGTACTGTCCTACCGCGAGCATGACCGACAGTATGCCAATCCGCTCGAGCCACTCTTTCCGCGAAATCAAGTAGTCGAAGATGCCCGAAACCCTGTCCTTGAAATGCTCAAACCTACTCGGCGAAGGAGGATGAAACGGGTCGAAATAGCTCAATGTCGCCTCCTGCTCGCACAGCATCAACGAGAACTTGTCATAGCATCTTCTACCAGGGCGCAGAGATCAACACTCTGCAACCGCAGTGAGCTGCACTTTGATCTCCGACATCCAGCAAGAGGTAGTGCAATGTGTGATCCCGTATCCATGATCACGGGCGGTACGGCGCTTCTGTCGACCGCGATGGGCGTTGCCCAACAAGTTGTCGGTGTCACCCAACAGCTTCAACGCGCGCAGGGTCAGCGTAACGACTACGACTTTATGGCCGCCCAACAGCGCAATGCCGCAGCGGTCGAGGAGTTGAGGGCCAAAGAGGCCGAACGGGCCGGGGAGGGCGAAGCCCAGAAAGCCCGGCAGAAGGCGGCACAGCGCTCCGGCCAGCTACTGGCGCGGCTGGCCGCACAGGGCACTGATCTCCTGGGCTCGCCGATCGACGTGCTGGGCGACATCGCAGCGGCGGGGGAGGAGGACGCGCTTTCTCTCCGCTACCAGTCGATGCGCGACGCCTGGGAGAACCGAGTCAGAGGCGCCAATCGGCAGGTGCAGGCCCGCTACTACGAGACGGCGTCGGGCAATGTCGATCCGACGTTGGGAATTGTCAGGTCACTACTAGCCTAGCGGCGCAACATAAGGAGGCCCACCTTATCAGACCTGCCTTTGGAGCATTGTAGCCGGAACGGCATCCGGTCAGATCAATGAAGTTTGTTCAATTCCTGCAAGAAGGCATCTGTGTTAATTTACTCTCGCATGGCCTGCTGATGTTCGAGACACCGCAAAAGAGTGACCTGGATCGCAATTTATCAGCGATTCTCCATTCGTCCCGTCGTAGTGCCCAAGAGCAAGTGACCGCACTCACTCACGAGTTCTCCAGCAAAGGCAGGTTGAAGAGTGGGGCATTTCTTGCTGCAGCCGCGAATACCGTTAGGGGCATACACGAGGAAGCGCTGGCTCAAGCCGTGCAATTCCTTCGTGACTTTCTCGAGCGTACGCGTGGCAACCCAACGAAGATAATCGAATGGGCGAAACCCCATCTGGTCAATGTCGGTAGTACCCTGCTAGGCCAGATTCCGCCTATGGGTATGTCAAACGAACACCAACAAATCCTTCATCAGTATCGTGCCGATTTCGAGCAGCGTCTAGATGGTGCGCTACGTGATTTTGAGATCGGCTTCATTGGAGGGCGCAGCGTTGTTGGTGATGGCGCGCCTACTACCTCGACCTCGGAGAATTCGATGGCCACTACTCGACAACGCGCGGAAGCCTTCGTGGGAGAAGTCTACAAGCGCGTGGGAGCCAACCGAAATCGCAGCGTGGTGATGTGGCAGGTAGGCGAGGTCTTGGGCTACTCGCGGGAAGATAGCAGCGCGATCACAGACTATGCAGTTGATCGAGGATGGATCGCCCATCAATCGATGGGCGGCAATATTGTGATCACCACCAATGGAATTGACTTAGTAGAAGAGAAGAGTGCTGACGCCGTCACGCCAGGATCGGCACCTGAGGCTCCTCAAGCGGTGCAGATTACCGGCTCAATCACGAATTCCATTATTCAAGTAGCAGGCTCTCGATCCTCACAGGAAGCGGTAGCGTCCGCTGAAGCGGTAGCTGCGGTGCGAGAATCGCTCCAGTTGCTCGGAAATGTCATCAAGACGGTTAATGAGCACACCGAGGAAATTGAGCAGCTGCGCGCTGACATTGAGACGGCGGAGGCACAACTTGCTGCCCCCAAGCCTCGCAAAGCCGTGTTGTTCGAGGCTTTGAAATCGATCACCGAAAATGCACTGGGCTCAGTGCTTGGCGGTGTGCTTACAAATTTGGCGCCGAATCTCGGCGCATTATTGGAAAGAGCATTGTTGCTCTTGCGCTAAGGCCAAACCAAAAATTGAACTTATCCACAAAATGAAAATTGCAGGTTCAGCAGGAATAGGCTAGGAAAAAGCCTACGATGGCGGTAGTGCAATCGTCGACTAGTCCTGACCGACGATCGGAAAGAATCGGCTAGCAGTTCGTTTCGGGACAACACACGACCGACTATGGCGCCGGTTGTGACGGGTAATCACGTCCCCGCAGCCTAACCAAAAGTGCGCTAACATCGGCGGCGCTCAAGAGTGCCGTTACTTCTAGGCCGATCAGAGTAGGGCCAGGAAAGCGAGAAAAGTTCTCGTTTGGGGATAGAGTTTGATCAGGTAGCCTTACATATCGAACCAAAGCCCTAGAAAATGACTTATCAAGCCACATCGATAGAATTATCGCTGAATCGAGCCATAGCGCCGCCTTGTTTCGAGGCAGGACGTGACGCGGTTCGGCTCATTGCGTCGATCTACAAGGCCGTGTCTCCAAGTTTTGTCCTAGCGCTGTCCGACATTCAGGGTTTGCCTGGAAGCTCGATGGCAGATGTTGGCATTAGAGGGAGCCTATTTGCTGGAAACCTAAGGTTTGAGATTTCACCTCCGAAGTTCAACATTGAAGCTCGAGGGATAAAGACGGCAGCGGATCTTCAAGTAATCGTAAAGGCAACAGGGTTACTAGAAGCTGCAATCCGAGAAGCGTTCCCCGATCTTTCATTCGGGTCGACCAGTGTCTCAGTAGTTGGATGGCTTGGCGTTACTGCCGGTACTGATCCAATAGGTCCCGTGGACATAATCCGACGAGCTCGACCAACGGAGCCACTTAAACTATTGGACGGCGAGACGATTAGCTACCCGGCACGTGCGCAGATTAAAAACTCCGGCGCCGGATATTCGGCCGATTGTCTACTGGATTTATCTGTGGTGCCCGGATCATCATTCTTCTTTCGGGTCGCCGTTGACGTGGAGCCAAGTAGCGAATTCTTTCAAACCGATAAGTTGGCGTTGCTGACTGAAGGCCTGATTATGCGCTGGTTTCAACACTTTGAGATTCCACTAGTGTCCGATGCAGAGCGGCAAAATGCTTAATGCGAATGACAATCTCCTGCAGGATCGACAGCGTGAGCGAAGCGGAACGCAAAGTGCTGTGCTGATCAGGGCGCCTATGTCAGCGCGCAGTGGCCCTTCCGTACTTGAAGTAATTGGCGGGGCGAGGCCAAGTGGCATTCAGCGAATCCGTGCAACCGATCAGATTGGTCGTGCCGCTGTCGAGCGCGTGTTCTCACCAACGCTTAAGCCATACAACTACGTGACCAATATAGCTGATTTTGCGGTGGGGAGCGTTCGAGACGTGCACGCTGAGACCACGTCCGCCACGTCACAGGTTCATGCTGGGACGTTTACTTATCGGGTTCCGGCTACGGCCAAGGTGCTCGATAGACTTGCGAAGCAGTGGCGGCTCTCTGGACCTCAAGTTTCAGCAGTGTTGGGATACTCAATGAGTACGTCTTGGGATGATGTGCTCGCGGGGCGGTTAAGATTCGAACTAACGACCGATCGAAAAGACCGAGTGAAAACGTTGCTTGGCGTGCACTCGATGTTGTCTGGCTTGTTCGGCGACAATACTGAAGCCGCAAGTCAATGGCTGCATCGATCAATAGACGAATTGGGAGCTAGCCCTATCGCATTGATATCTAGCGGCTCCATGCGCGATATCTATCTCGTTCACGACTACCTTCAGGGAATCGTGGATGATGTTCAAACCGAATGATGGATTTAAGTTTAGCGCCTCAGCACAGCCCCGGCGAAGCGCTTGTGCGGTTGGATGCGGTGGCACATCTTGATGAAAGCCTTAGGGCCCTCACCTCTTCTGATGCAGAGCTCGGGGAGGTGTCGGCTGATCTTGGTGTGATTGACGACCCTTACGGCTCCATTGCTGACCGACGCTTTCGCCGACACGGCTCCTCCTTCTTGGATGGCAGATACAACAAAAAGGCATTTCCGGGATTCTACGTTGCAGAAGATGAGCAAACCTCGATGCAAGAGGTTCTGCATGGAAAGGTGAAGAGCCTTACCGACATCAATACCCCCGTTTTCCTTGAGTTCACTCGTTGGTCGATCAGTGGAGTTGGACGCGACATTTCAGCCCAAACCCGCGCCTACCCTCAACTGCTGAGCAACGATTGGTCGTTCTGCCAAGACGTTGGTGAGCAGGCGATCGGGCAGCAGGAAGATCTCCTTCGCGTTGCCTCGGTAAGGCGTAGCGGCGGCATCAACGTGGTAGCTTTCTTGCGTAATCGCGTACGGTCGCTCGGTGGCCGCGCGGGGAGAGTACAGATAGATAAGGACGCACAAAGCAACCTAACGATCCGACGCGTCTAACCAACAGACAGCCAACACACGCCCGCTGCGTCGAAACACCCGGTGGTCTGAAAGGACCGGCCGGGTTTTTCATTTCAGAAGCCAATTGGTCCGCCGGCTATGACGCTGGCGATCGCAGCCACGTGTCCGAACGCCAGAAGCGCCGCCGCCTGCAGAACGAGCGCGCCGACGCCGACCTGGTCTGGCTGATGAACCAGCGCGAGGGCAGGCGCTTCGTGTGGCGGCTGCTGCAGAGCTGCCACCTCTACGAAACGAGTTTCACGGGCACCAGCGCCACCTTCTTCCGCGAAGGCGAACGCAACGTCGGCCTCCAGGTGCTGGCCGACATCGTGCGCCTCTGCCCCGAACTTCATGCCCGCATGGCGGGCGAATCACAGAAGGAGATCTGAAGCATGACCGAGTCCCTGATCGCGCCGGAGCAAACATCACAAGGCGCGGGGAACGACGTCGTTCCGCCCAGCCCCGAAGAGCAAGCCGCGTCCGACGCCGCGGCATTGATCTATCGGGGACCTGAAGCGGAAGCAGTGGAAACGGCCGAACCCGAGGCGCCGCCTGCCGAAGAGCAGGCGCCCGTCACCTACGAGCCATTCGAGCTGCCGCAAGGCGTGGAAGTCGACACGGCGGCGCTGGAAGAAGCGCATCAGCTGTTTGCCGAGGCGAGGCTGAGCCAGCCGCAGGCACAGAAGCTGGTCGATCTCTATGCCGGCAAGATGAATGAGCTGGTCCAGCGCCAGATCTCGGCGGCCGAGAGCCGCCAGAAGGCCTGGGTCGCCGAAGTGAAGAGCGATCCGGAGCTGGGCGGGAGGCGGTTCGAGTCCGCCCGCGCCGCGGCCCAGAAGGCGCTCAACCGCTTCGGCACGCCCGAGCTCAGGCGAACCCTGGACGAGCTCGGGGTGTCCAACAGCCCGCAGCTCTTCCGCTTCTTCGTCCGCGTCGGACAGGCGGTCTCGGAGGATTCATGGGTCGGCGCGCGCTCGAGCGCCGGCCGGCTCTCGGCCGCCGAGACGCTCTACCCCAACACCAACGACAAATAGGAGTGATGTGAATGGCCGCCATCGGCAACACGGCGCTGACCTACACGGACTGGGCCAAGCGCTACAACGACGGCAGGATCTCGGTGATCGTCGAGCTTCTGTCGCAGACCAACGAGATCCTGGACGACATGCGCTGGGTCGAAGGCAACCTGCCGACGGGCCACCGCACGTCCGTGCGCACAGGCCTGCCGCAGGGCACCTGGCGCCAGCTCAACTACGGCGTCCAGCCGACCAAGAGCACGACCAGCCAGGTCACCGACTCCTGCGGCATGCTCGAGACCTATAGCGAAATCGACAAGGCGCTGGCCGACCTCAACGGCAATACCTCGGAGTTCCGGCTCTCGGAGGACAAGGCGTTCCTGGAAGGGCTCTCCCAGCAGCTGGCGCAGACGCTCTTCTACGGCAACACCGATGCCACGCCCGAGAAGTTCATGGGATTGGCGCCGCGCTTCAATACGGTGAGCGGTTCGGCGGCGATCTCGCAGAACATCATCGATGCCGGCGGCACCGGCGCCGACAACACCTCGATCTGGCTGGTGGTATGGGGCGACCTCACCGTGCACGGCATCTTCCCCAAGGGCAGCAAGGCCGGGTTGCAGATGCGGGACCTCGGCGAGCAGACGCTGACCGACGCCAACGGCAACCGCTACCAGGGCTATCGCACGCACTACAAGTGGGATGCGGGACTCACCGTGCGCGACTGGCGGTACGCCGTCCGCATCGCCAACATCGATGTCGGCGACCTCGCCGGCGGCAGTCCGACCGACCTGATCAAGCACATGATCAAGGCGACCCACAAGGTGCCGTCGCTCAAGACCGGCCAGCCGGTGTTCTACATGAACCGCACCGGCCGCCAGTGGCTCGATATCCAGGCCGCCACCAAGG